TTTTAATACATCTTTGTAGTAGTTTCTACGCTTCTCCAAGAACTTCTCGTATCGTTCAGGTTCTTCACGCATTTTCTCTAAATATCTCTTTTGTTTCTCTTTCACTTTTTCCTTGTTTCTTTGTTGATATTTCGCCACATTCTTCAAATGCGACTGATACATCTTTTCGGCAGCGGATAATTGGGGATTTTCGTTCTCCTTATTCATCTTGGGTATATACTTATATAAAGATAATATTTTCTCTTTAAGTAGTTTTTAGGTAAGTATTATTTATTCTCGGTTTCTGCTGGAAAAGCACTTTCCCAACCTTTTCCAACAACCCCACCATCAAGCGGTTAAGGGGATTTCTTCCACCTTTTCTTCCTTTTCCTTAAGTTCTATTTCTTCTAATGGAGGTGGTGTAATTACTTTTTCACCCATTATATAAGACACTTCTTCTAATTCTTTTGTTTGTGAATGATGGTTGCGTATAGCGTGTATATTACAAGGTCTAAATAATACCAATCTTCCACCAAACTTTTCCACTCCAAAATGATATATTTTCCTATCACCTCGCTTACAAATACCCTCAATATCATCACATTCTATTCCTTCTATTGTTCCTGTGTATTTCACAAAGAAATATCCGTCTTTGCCTTTCAGTTGAATATCCACTACACAACCCACAAAATCCCAACCTTCTTTTTCATACCAGTCGCTAATCTCCAAAGGTTCTCCTTTGTAATCACAAGTCCAAGAAATATTCGTTGTAGTAGGTTCTCCTAAACTTTCCATTATATAATCTAAAAAGAAAAAAAATTAATCTAATCCGCCCAAAACTTTTCAATTGGTTTTAATTGTAAATAGGTAGTTTTGCTTCTGCCTCTTCCACTAAACATCATCGCATACCTCTCTTGTGCTGCTTTGTCTTCTGCGTCTCGTTCTGCTTGGGTTAGTGCTGCTCTTCTTGCTCTCTCTTTTGCGTCTCGTTCTTCTTGCTCTTTCTTGCGTTTTGCGTCTCTTGCCTCCCTTTCCTGTCTTCGTCTTTCTAATTCAGGGAAATCTTCTTCAAGCATTCCTGTTGTCTCCTTTTCCTGTCTCTCTCTTCTCTCCCAGTTCAACTTCCACATATAATTTTTTTGCTCCTCTACTGCTTTTTTAAGAAGTTCGTATGCTTCACTATCATAGTTGGGTATATCCTGTAATTGTTTTCCTAATACTACCTTTTCCAATTCATATACAAAAGGAGGTAATTTCATATCTAATGCTTTCTTTTGTGTAGGTCTCATATCTTCCTCATCTCTATCAAGACCATACGGACTAAAAGGGTCTTCATCAAATAATTTCTTCCATTCAGGCAATCTTTCCTCCCTATAATTTATCATTTTCATCACCTTATCTTCATATTCCAATACTTCTTTCGCTCTTCTTTCTCCACGCATTTTTGCCGTTCTTAATACACTTGCGTCGCTTATTTGCTCGTATTTTTCTATTGCTTCAGGGTCTCCTGCCTCTTTCTTTTCTTTTAATTCCTTCCTTTTACGCTGTGTGCTTTCCAAAGTTTTCTTTTTCTTTGCTGCCTTTGCTTCTTCTTCAGTAGCATATTTCTTCGGTCTTCCTGCTTTCTTTTTGGGTTCAGGAGGGGCAACAACATTCGCTAATTCCACAGCAACTTCTTTAAGTGTCTCAAAATCATTCTTTTTTGTTTCCACCTTTTTCTGTGATTGCTGTGCTTTATAAGCAGCACTTACTTCAGGGTCTTTAATAGCAACTCTGTATCGCACACCCTTCTTCTTCGCCCATTCTTTCACAAATGTCGTCCAAGAGTTTCCACCAATTATATCCATCTTATATAATTGCTAAATATATTATTTTCCACATCTCTCGCAAATATAATTTACAAGAATAGGTTTTCCAGCACCCGTCAATTTAAATCCGTCTTTTATTTTCGGTAAGGATTTTATTATTTCCTTTAATTGTTTCTTGGTTAGTTTCTCGTATTTCTTTCTATCAAATCCTCGTCCTATTTCGGTTTCCACTCTATCTAATACACCTGTGCCGTGTTCTTTTACCAAGTTCAAGGATTTACTTGGAATAGTTAATTCCGCCTCTAATACGCCTTTTGCTGAAACAGGGTCAAGAGTAGAACGAATATTATATTCATTTTCCTTTGCTCCGTGTTCCTTTTTATAAGCATCTCGTCCAATACCAGTTGCTTTATTAAGTGTGATAATTTCCTTACTATCTCCACCTACATCACTCGCAATTTTTCCGCCTAATGAATGCCCTAATGTGCTGATATGTGATTTGCCGTATTTCTCCTCTGCTTTTTTCTGTATATCTTTTGCGTGTTGAAATCGTTTTGTTTTACTCATATTAAATCCCAACGCCATTTTTAGATTATTTCCCCAGTCTTGTATTCCTTGACTTCCACGATGAACTACCACCGCATCTTTGGTTTTTGGGTCGTAATAAACAGATACACGCTCACCACTCAAACTATTATCTCGCTCGTAATCGCCTATTTTTTGGGGTGCTTTGCCCTTTTTGTCGTAAGATGCGTCTAAAAACTTTTTAATATAATTTGTGCTTAATTTACCACCTATTAAGGTCATATATTCGCCACCACCCCTTATATAACCCATAGGGTCAGGGCAGTTTGCTACTGGAGGCAAGTAAATACCTTTTTTTGCTAATGCTCTTATTTGCGTTAAATTATTAAAACCAACCTGTAATTTTTGTTCTGCGTTAGGGTCATATTGGTTATAAGGGTCAGCATACGGATTTAGTCCTGCTTTGTTAGGGTTCTTATCTCCTGAATGAACGATGAAAGACAAATCACGAAACAAACACTCGTTCATTTTCCCTTTAATGTTTTCATTTACCCAAGACCGCATTTCTGCTGCCCTGCCTTTTTGCTCGGCATTTGCTCCTCCTCTTACCTTTTTTGCTCTCGGTTTTCTTTCACTAATAACCAATTGGATAGGGTCTTGATTTTCGGTTGCTTGAAATAATACCATTATTATATATTATTTCAAGAAAATATATTGAAATATTGCTAAATTAAAGGAAACGAGAAGGCATCATTCCAGCAGTAATAGCAGTTCTGTATCCATCACCATACATATTCGGCATTCTGTATGTTCCTCTGCCTTCAATAGCGGCAACTTCTTCACTTACCTTTTTGGGTGTCTTTTTTGGGGACTTTTTCTTTGCTATTTTCTTACCACCATCACCACCATCTTCATCATCGCCTCCTTCTCCACTATCAACACCAAAAGGGTCGCTTGGTCTTGGTCTTCCTCGTCTGCGTCTTCCTTCTTGAGTAAAAGCAGCACTTAAATCACCTGTTCCTTGTCCTTCTAATCGCTGCTGAATACGGACTAAATCTTCTTTTATTCCATTAACAACAGAACGGAAACGAGCAAGAGAAGATGGTTCTAAATATGTTGCGGAAAGGTCATCTATACTTTTGACGGCGGCGACCATTTGGTCGTTTAATCCTGAAATGGTTTGCTGTTGGTCTGTGCTGAAAATGTTAATTGATGGAACTTGCTGATACATATAGTTCAGTAATGCTCGTGCTTCCTTTTCAACGGCAGATGTTCCACTTATAAATCGGTCAATTGCTTTACTACCGAATTGAGATACTGAAGTATGACCTAATGTAAGTTGGTTTGATATTTCACCAAGAGACGCAATAATAGACACCATCTTCTCATACATATAGTTATACTTGTCTTGAATATCACCCTCTAAACCAGCGGTGCTTTCTGTTCCCTTGTATTGTCGTTTGAGTGCTTTGACTACGCCTCTTTTCACAGAACGAAGGTCATTTAGTTCTTGTGCGTTTGGGTCTAAAAATACAGGCATTATATATTTAATAGAGATTATATATTGCCTAAACCATTAAATTAATCATCTAATATAATCCGTGTTGCTTTACATATTTAGATGCTTCAATTAGTTTCAATCCTTTATCTTTCATTACCTTTTTGACGATTTCTGCTCGTTTAGCACGACCACCTCCAGTTGCTCTTACTACATCTTTGGCGGATTTATTTACACTTTCAGCAAGGGATTTCTTTGCGGCACGACCAACTTTCTTAACGAGGTCTGCTCCTGCTGCTTTACCTCTCTTTTTGACTTCACCAACAGCATCTCTTCCAATCTTCTTGGTGCTTTCAAGAACATCTTTCAAGGACATACCACCTGAAACATCTTTGTATAAATCGTATGCTTCTTTTCCAGTTTTCGCAATATCAAGAGCGGATTTTGCCCCTTTTGAAAGACCTTTTAAACTGAACTTTCCGCCTACTGCTGCTCCGTGATGAACTTGTCCGTCTTTACCGAGATAAGCACCAACCATAGCACCGCCCTTTTGTTCTTTCTTGAGTGCTGCTGCTAAACCTTTACCCATATTAAATGATTTCCCGTATTTCTGTCTTCCTGCCGCCATCATTAATGGAACGGCGATTGGGGCAATCGTTTTTGCTACATCAGCAGCACCAGTAAATCCTTTCTTGAAACCTCTTCCAAAATCTTTCCAAAAAGAACCACCTTTCATTTCACAAGCGGCATCGGCAATTGCTTTAATTTTATCTCCCATTTTTGCTGGTCTTCCCATACCAACTAACATATGTAGGGCAACAGGAGCAACTGCTTTGGCGAGGTCTTGAAACTCTTTTGGAAGTCCCTTTGCTCCACCTTTTACTCTTTTTACACCTGCTTTTCTTGCGTTGCTTACACCAGCACCAGCGACAGATGAATACAAGTCGTAAGCATCTTTACCAGTTTTAGCAATATCCACAGCAGATTTAAGACCTTTATTAAGACCTTTTAAACTAAACTTTCCTCCTGTTTTTGGTTTTCCTGCTGCTGCTAAAAGGGGAGCATACATCGCACCTACTTCTGCTGCCTGTTTTCCCATATCAAGCACATCTTTCGCACCTTTGGTAAAATCACTAAAACTGAACTTACCTCCAACTGCTCCGTCCATTCCAGCATATCCTCTTGCTCCTCCTGAATGGACTGCTATTCCAGCATTCATACTCATAGGAGGGTAAGCAGGTGAGTTTCCGTTTAAAATATATTTTGCTGGGGCAACACCTCCCTTCATTACTGGAGGTTCGCTATATTGTCCGTGAAATGTTCCCATTCTGTATCCCATAGGAGATGGGTGGTAGGCATCGTAAGAATGAAACATCTTCTTTTCGTCTAAATCTCTTAAACGCTCAACAAGTTTCTTGTTGTAAGGGGTGTCGTAAGTGATGTTCGTTTGCGGCATCTTATATAAATAGCGAAGATTTTAATTGACGCAGAGTATATTTAATTATATTTTCCAAACAAAACACGCCTATTTTTTGCTAAAACAGCGAGGCGATGCCTACCTCTACCATTTTCAACAAACTCTACCATTTCTGCCCGAAAATCCAAAAGTCCTTATAAGAAGTATGATATATGTATATTCCTATAGACACTTTTGGAAATCGGGGCAAAAAAGGTAGAGGAGGGCAAAAAAGGTAGAAGTAGAGATTGTAGTAAGTAGTATTCGTATCCACGCTGTTTTTATTAAATAAATGTATCCTAAAACACTTATTTAATTAATTATTTTTTATTTTCTAAAAGACGCTTAACAAAGGCGGTCAGCAAGACGACCACCGCTGGAAACTCCGCCTGATGGAACACCTCCACTCATTACACCACCACGCTTCTCACAGAAACGCTTGACGATGCCGTGAAGAGGCATATTAAGCATACTTCCACCAACCATTCTTGAGATTTCAGCAGATTTCATCGCTGATGCTTGTTGCTTGGATTTTGCTGCTAAAACCATTTCCTTTGTAAGAATACCAGTATAGATACTGGATACTCCCTGTTGGGTAGTAAGAATACCTGAATTGACTGCTACAACACAGATTTCAGGAGTAATATTAGCACCACCAACAGCAGAAAGAGTATTGGTTGCTCCAATTTGGAACTGAAAGTTGTAGTTTCCAAGAGAACCGCAGGTAATATAGTCAGGCAAACTCAAATCGTAAGCAGGATTGATGATAAGGAGAGAACCAGTTGTATTAACAGCAACACCAGTTCCATTACCTCCTGCCTCTTCGGCAACACCGCTAAACTCTCTCCAAGATTGAGTAGAACCATTCTTTACTGATAAACGCCACAAATCGTAAGCAGATGCGGACGAGAGGAGACCCGATTGGTTATTCAAGTTAAGAGAAATGTTCTGTATAGCAAAGAAAGCATTAGCATCTTGGATAGTCATACTACTCATAGGTTTTCTTACATTAATGATAAACATATCGGGGATTTGGTTGATTTGAAGATTGCTTGAAGTAAGAGTAGCGGTTGCTTGAGGAGCAACAGAAGTAGTATTGGAAGAAGAGGTCAAGTAGCGTGGGAAATCCATATAAGGAACAACATTCTTGGTCTCAATCAAGTCGCTTGGTTGAGTAGAAAGGAACTTAAAAAGGAGAGCAGGAGAAGCAGGTTGGTTAAGAAGACCTGCGATTTGGGTTGTAGATGTGAAACCATTAGGATTAGCAGCAGTTCCTAAAGCAATTGAAGTAATGTAAGGAGTAGCAGAACTAAACATTCTCTTACAAGTAGCATCAATATTGAATGTAAAGGTCATATTGTTAATGCCTAAAAGACCTTGCTGGTTGTATTCAGGGTCGCCAAAGATGAAAGGAGAAAGGAATAGAGGTTCAGCAACGATGGTGCTAATCTCAATCACCCAACTATCAGCAGGGTCAGTAGAAATAAGGGAAGCATCACTTCCTCCAGCAGTAATGGTATGAACGACATTCATACTAATAGGGTGAGAACCACGAGGGACTTGGTCTATATCGTAAGAAGCGTTGGAATAACCTGCTAAAGGATTGTTGTTGGCGGCAGCAGCATCGGCATATCTCGCATAGGCACAATCAGGGAAAGAAGGAGTTGTGCTGTTAAATCTGTATAACTCACGAGAGTTGTTAAGACGAAGCAATTGAGGGAGAACATCTTGAAGATTGACTGATACAGCGGTGTTGTTAATTTGTGCTGTTGCGGTAGTCATCAAAGAAGATAGAGGAAATGCTTGTAAAGCATCGCTGTTTCCGTAGTCAAGTGCCGATGCTCCTATAGGAACATTAGTAGCAGTAAGGGTGAAGGAAAGACCTGATGTAAGTAGGACATCACGACCGATTACTACATTTTCACTTGGGACTTGAACCGAGAAGATTAATGAAGAGTTGGAAGCAGAAGTAGCAGGAAAGCGTTGGTAAGTTGTTTGGGAAGCACCACTCTTGACGGCGAAGTCAAGGTCGCTGGTAATATCACCAATCACACTATCACGCACAAGGACAGTTTTAAAGTCGCTCATCTTATACTATATCTAAATATTTTAAATATAGTAGAATTAAAATAAATTGCTAAAGTCAATTGTTTTCCTCCTTAAGCGTTGTCGTTCTGTGATTTTCCTTGATAAGTTGCCGCTTTTTTCAAGAAAGCAACTTTTAAAGTAATTGCTTCGCCACTTCCCAATCTAAAAGGATTGAGTTGTCCGTATTTATCTCTCCAGTAGATTTGAATATCAATATTACTTAAAGGTCTATTTCCGTAAAGGGTGATTAGGCGATATTCACTTGAAGGGTTATAAGTCAAGTTTGGTTTATATTGTCCTGTATCACTCACTAAATCTGTAATGATATTTCTTCAGGGTTCATCACAAATGGAGTAGTTCTTTGTTCGTTAAAATAGAAAACTGGAGGTTGTGTGGTCGTAGATTGAAAATTACTAACTGTTATATCAAAGTATATTTGGTCTGCTTTAGAGGCATTCTTAACTGGGTTCAATTGCGACATTCTATAATATTACATTAGATAAAAGTATCCTAAATCTAATATAATTTAATCAATCGTTTTAAGAAGAAACCTTCGCACTATAATCTGCTTTAATAATCAAAGGGACTTCATACCGAGCAGGAACTTCAGCGTCTAACTGGATTGTATCAACCACAGGGTCTCCAGCACCAGCACCACTAATATTTTGTGGTGTGGAACTGGGTGTAATAGTAGCACCAACTACAGGAGCGCCATTCGGCAAGAAAGATGCTGTTGTTGTAGATTGATTACTACTTGCTCCACTATTGTCTAACACGCCAACCTGACGAGCAGAATTAACAGTTGAAGTCCATACACTATTAGATACACTTATACCTAAATCTTGTCCGCCTCCCTTGAAAGGAAGGTCAGGCATATTTGCTTCTGTGATGGTAAAATTGAGGTTTGCGTTTCCTGCTGACCCTCCACTTTTAGTTCCGTCATTTACCGCTACATATTGCGGTAAAAATCCATCAGCATTCGTTTTAGTTGCTCCTGTTGTTGCTGGTAAAATAAATTGTGTAGCAGGGTCAGCAGGAACGCCGTATTGTTGCCCCACGACTTCTGCTAATAGTGGATAATCTGCTTTGTTTAAAGTTTGTCCTTCACATATCAACCAACCTTCAGGAGGGACACCAGTTCCCTCTCCGCCAGTTGTTCCTATTCTCGCTCCACCAACCCAAAACATCATTACGCCTATGGGTAGTGGATAATAAGCATCACCTAAAGTATTTGCTACAGACATTTATATAATACAATAAGATTATATAAATGAAATATTGGATTTATTTAACCCTCGTTAAACTCGTATCCCCCTTTTGCTCTAATAATTGGGACGATATTAAATACTGGAGGAACATACGAACCACTCACAAGAGACGCTGTAATATCAATTGGAGCAACACTACCAGTTCCGTTGGAATAAGAAGGTTGAGGAGCAATAGTATCATCTCCAAGACCACCAACAGAGGAATAAGTAATATCATCTCTCACGAAGTTTTGTCCTGATGGATTACGAACAAGTGTGTTGGATTTAGAATAAACATTTGTAGGTTGCGTTCCACCTGAACCATTATCACATACATACGAACCTACTATAGCGTAAGGATTTGCTCCATCATATACTAATGGGAAAGTAGGAAGCATTTGTGGAGTTAAAGTAAGTTGTGCTGACCCAATAGGGGTAGTTCCAGCAGTAGCAGGGACAAAAACTCCTGCTTGATTATCTCCACAGAGTAATCCTCTATAAGTTCCAGCACCATCGGGATTTGGAATATTTGGTAATACAAATTGTCCTGCGGCAGGAACAACGGCAGGTTGTTTATTATTATAAGTATCACCAAGAACATCATATAATTCAGGATAATCTGCGATATTAAGTATTCTACCATCACAAACTATAAATCCACTTAATTCTTCTAATTGCTGTGTTATTAGTGGGTTGCTACTATCTCCCGCCCACATTAATATTGTCCCCACAGGAACAGGAAATCCGTTTAAATCTTGGGTTGAACCTGACGACATCTATAATATAAGAGTAGATTATTATATTATAGATATATTGCTAAAATTAATAAGTTGGGGGTGATGGTAGTTGGAAACCTGCTAATTGGGGGACATCTTTATACGGATATTCTGTTCCTCCTCCTTGCCCCTGTGCTGCGATTGCTGCTGCTTCATTTGTCGCTTTTGTATCTTCTTGTTGGTCGGCAAGATTTACAGCAGTTTCTTCTGCTGCTTTTTGTGCTGATACTCCTGCTTGGTATGCTGCCTGTTGAACTGCTCTGTTGGAATAAGAAGCATTATAAGAAGCACTTGGAGTATAAGTTCTGTATGCTTTCATTATATACAAACAAGTCATACCTCCGTATTGGACGGAATGGTTGGAGTTAAGAGCAATATTACCTATTGCTTGTGGTGTTGAATTAACATACTGATAATCGGCAGAAGTCATACTACCAAAACCACCAGTTTCAGCACTACTATTTAATTTAACAATCTTGGGTGTATTAGAACCTGTGCTGTTTGTAGCGTAAATACGACCTCCTGAAAATGTGCCTCTTGAACCAAAGTTTCGCTGGTTTGCTCCTGTTCCCATCGCCCAGTTATTATTAGGGTCTGCTGCTTGATAAGTAGGATATACATACGAAAAATTAGCAGCGGATAATGGTGGTATTTGGTTGGCGGCAATTGTAATAGTATCGCTGGAATGAATAACAGGAGGCAGTAAAGCACCTGTGGCGGCATTTTCTTTTAAAGTAGGATTAGGCATTATATAATTTTCAATATTATTAAGAGCAGGGAGCAAGAACTCGCCTACTGCGACTAAACCAGTATTAAAAGTATCTCCAATCAAGTCATATAATTCAGGATAATCGGCAATTTTTAGTGCTTGTCCTCCGCAAATGACGAATGATGGAGGAACTTTATTTGCTTTCCCCATATAAGGCAATATGCTTCCAATAGGAATTGGGAAACCCTCTTTCGCTAAAGTGTTGGATTGAGACATCTATACTATAATAACAGATTAAAAAAAAGGGTTATTTTATTTAATCTTTAAAACTTACAATTTAAATTAACTACATCTAACTACTTAATACTCTAATTCGTGTGGGTGTTCCAAGAAGTTTTGGAAATTACAGAAATATCCAACTTCACCCTTCAATCTCATCTCTTCCCATTCTTCGTTTGCTCCTTCTCCATCTTCGTCTGCTGGTTGCTTATCAAAGTTGTTGATAAATACATATCCATCTCGTAAGAAAGTGTCCGCTGCTTCGTCGTCAATATTCAACACAATCTTCAAGTGTTCTTTATTAGGAGCGATAATGTTTCTACTGAAACTCTCCCAGTCCCAGTCAAACATCGGTTTCGCTTTCAACATATCTGCTAATTCCTTGAAGAATGCGTAATCCAGTTTATCACACTTCATTTTAAATCTTCCTAATAAACCCTCTTCTTGTCCGCAGCAACCCATTAGGAAGAATGGAAAGATGAACTCATTTTTTTTTGTTTCACCCTTGAAAGCACCATTTTTACCTTTATCCTCGCCTTCCAAGAAGGTTAGTTTTGGGATTGTTTGTTTCTTGGTTCTTGGTTTCTTCTTTGGAGGTTCTCCAAGTGGTAAAAGAGCAGGTGGTTCTTCATTCGTTTCCATTTGGAAATCAGGTTCAGGTCGTAAGAAGACTGCTAATTTGCGTCTTGGGTCATCGGTTTTATAAATAACCTGCTTACCAGTTTTCGCTTGGAAGAGTTCAGCAATCTTTTTGGTTTCCTCTTTGGTGTATGCTAATTGAACTTTGGTGTCGTTCAACTCCAACTCGTAAATATAAGGATAATGAACGAAGAACTTTTTGGTTTCAGCGTCCCAAATGAGGTCGTCCTCCTTGAAATGAGAATATCTTAAATATCCATTCAAGATGGGAGCAGGTTTGCCTTCCTCCCATTTACCAGCATACTTATCATACACAGATTTCCAACAATCCAAATCCTTTCCTTTTTTTGTAGTGTATTTTCCTTTAAGAGCGTAATAAGGGAACTGGACTGAATTGTCTATCTCCTTAAATGCTTCTCTAATACCATCTTCACCTGCGGTGCGAATAATGATATTAAACAACTTGTCTCGTTGCTTGTTAAAGAAATCTCTTGCTTGTCTCATATTACCAGCATTTCCTTTAACAGCACACAGCAAGTTAGTTGTGGAAGCAAGTTGCTCTTCAGCGGTGGGGGCGTTTGCGATTTGTTCTACGGAGGCACTCATCGTATATACTTCTATAAGATAATCTCTTTAAGTAGTTTTTATACATATATAAGTATCTACAAAAAACACTTCAATTTTTTATTAAATGATACGACGGAAAATATCCAAAATGTAATAAAATGTAATAGATTATATCACATATATATAGGAAATAATCTAAATATGGAAAATAGATTATATCATATTGATTATTGTATGATATAATTTTAAAATTATTACTATATAAGTATTGAAATAATCCAAATACGGAAAAAAAAGGACTTTATTTAATCTAATTTAATTAAAATTAATCTAACTACATTTTCTACCTAATTAATCTAATTTGTGGGGTCAATCGTCAGTATATAATTATACTTCTTTCCCAACGCCTTATCCATTTCCGCTGGGAAATTGTCTGCGTCCAACTTTCTTGAGTAGAAAGCAAGACGGCAACGCTTACCATTCAGGTCAGTATCCGCCCATCTTGAACCCAACTCCCCACTACTCCAGTTTCCATACTCGCCATTTACCTTGTGTTTGTTAAATCGTATCCAACTTTGAAATGCTGGTATGGTTTTCTCGTCTTTCCACCATTTTTCATACTCTCCATCGTCATCATACAATTTCAACACAGCAGAGGGAATGGTAATAAATGTCTGCCTCATTACAGCATCAGGAGACGCTTTCAATAAAGACACATATACCTCTAATTCCTTTCGTCTCTTATCAAGTATCTCCTCACCATCATCTCGCAAGAATAATGGTAATTCGTCTCTCACTTCTCCAGTTCCTCTATCAATTACGCAGGACATATTGTTATTATTTGAAGTCATCGCTTTAAGTTGTTGTTATTATACATATATAAGTATCTACAAAAAACATTTCAATTTTTTATTAAATGATACGACGGAATTAATCCATTATTATATAAAAAGTAATGAATTAATAAGTTGCTATAATGGAGAGATGGTCTATAGGAATATATAAATGTGGTTTCTCGTCCCAATCCAATCCTGCTCTTGAAAAGTTTTGAACCTGATAGGTTTTAAACTGCTCCTCGTCATATTTAATATAAGCAAGGCAATCAGTATAGTTAAATAACAAGATTACATCTTTATCACTTCCTTCCACTTTGTTCTTGGTAATCATCGTCGTATCGTATGCTCTCATCTTGTTTGTCCTGCTCTTGACTTCGTAATTGAAGTTCTCGTCCCAGTAATCATATTTAGCATATCTGTCGTCGTTTTTCTTTACACCTTCCCCAAAATGCTCTCGTAATAAAGGAAGGATTTGGACTTCTTTTTTACTTCCGTATCTATATGAGTTTTCCCAATTCACCATCTATATATTGCCGAGATAAAAATATTTGCCTAAATAATCGCAGAAAAATAATCTAATAATATATAAATGACTGAAGCACAGATTAAAAAGCGTATCGGCGAACCGATGACTAATTTGGATTTAGAGAAATACTTATCCGTCCAACCCAGCGACATCATCAAGTATAGTGAATTGAGTGATTATAAGCAGATTGAAGACCTACTACCAAAAGACGGAGATTTCCGTGTCTTATTAATTGAAGACAAATATAACAGCGGACACTTTGTAGGTCTCTTCCGTTTTGGTAAGACAATAGAGTATTTCAATTCGTATGGAGAGAAATACGATACAGATTGGAAGTTCATTCCACGAATGGTAAGGGTTATTCTCGGTCAAGCAACAAACGACCTTACACGATTATTCAAGGACGCAGCAAAAAGAGGTTTTAAAATAGTATGGAATAAGAAACGCATACAGAAATTAGACCCCAAAATCCAAACTTGCGGTCGCTTTGTTGTGATGCGTCGGCATCTGTCCCAAATGGGTTTTAGAGACCTTGATGACTTCCTGAAAAGAATGGAACAACTGCGAGATTTAAATGGTGGTAAATCCCACGACTGGGTTGCTGCGAAATATGTTGATTAATATTCTTTTCCACTTCTCGTCCTTTTATCTTGCTTTGGAACTTCGGTTATTCCAAAATCAGGTTTCGGTTTATATTTATTATTTAATATTTCATCTATAGAACACTCTATAGCATTACCAGCAATATCGTAAGCAATTACCATCTTCTCGTGTTTATTATCGTGTTGGGTAATACTAAATGTTGATTTGGTAAAATCTATCGGTTCTTCATTTCCCATCTTGATAGTTGTAGTCAATCCATTCATTTCCGTTCTTTTGAGAACAGGTTTTTCTAAACCATTTGATTTAAGTTCAGGCATTATAATCTAATATGAGAAAATAATTATTAGATTATATTTTAAAAAAAAGGCAATTGTCGTTTTGCCTGATGAGATACTACAACTCTATTATCCGCATATTCATTATCAGGGTCTTTTGGTGGGTAGAATGCTCCATCTCCAGTTAGACATTCGCATTCTCTCTTACCACACGCTCCTCCTGCTATTCTATCATCAGCAACGCTTCTTGGAGATGGTGGTGCTTGTGCTTGTGCTTGTTGTTGTGCTGCTTCTTGGTTTGCTTGTTCCAACGCTGCTCCAATAGCGGCAAAATCAACATTATCCATTCCTCCTACTAATAATGATTGACCTGATGGTGGAGGTGGTGGAGGTGGTTGATTATCATTATTATCACCAAAATCAAGTTTAGGGAGAGGTTTGGTTGTTTCCCTTTCTTTTTTTGCTTTCTTTCTTTTTTCTGCGTCTTCTCTATCCATCTCCTCTATACTTTGCTGCCTAATTGTCCCACTTGGAACTCCCATCATCGCCTCTAAAGCGTCAAGATTAGGAGACACTCCTGAAATATATTCAGTTAGAGTTCGTATGATGGGACTGGGTAAATCTTCTCCCTCCTTCAACCTAAACCTACCTTGTAGCAATCGTATATAGGTATTCAAATCTGCTTCTTGTTGATTTGTTGCTTTTCTTTTTGGCGGCATTATATTATTACCGCCTATTTTTTTTTGGAACTTGGGAAGGTTTTTCTCTCCTTTTATTGTTTGTTTCTTTTTTATTTGTTTCTTTGCTTGGACTGGGTCTATTTCACTTGCCGTTAATGGTGTGTCTTTTGTAATGCGTTTTGTTGGACGATATACAGGATACTCCTTGCCCCCTATATCCGCCCACTCCTCTTTATACCATCTTGCTAAACCTTCCTTTTCATCTTTCTTGCCTTTATATGTCCCACCTCGCTTTTTGTATTCTTTTACTATCCACCCACTCTTATAAGCACTCGGTTTCTTATATTTTGTGTCTGCTTCTGCTTTCACTTCCTCGTATAATTTCTTGTTTTTTGGAATACTCATTAATATATACAGATATAATATTGTCGTATTATATGTCCTTTAGAAACGAACCTATCTTACAAGACGACGAAAACTTTTGTTTATTCCCTATTAAATATGACGATATATGGAGTATGTATCAAAAATCGTTGGAATGTTTTTGGAGAGCAGAGGAAATAGACCTATCCAAAGACCTTAATGATTGGAATAGTAAATTAAATGATGACGAGAGATGGTTTCTTAAAATGATATTGGCGTTCTTTGCGTCCAGCGACGGAATAGTAAATGAGAACTTGGGAAGCAGGTTTTTTAATGAAGTTGGAATACAAGAGGCAAAATGCTTTTACGGATTTCAAATAGCGATGGAGAATATACACGCCCAAACATATTCCGTTTTAATTGATACTTACATCAAAGACAAAGAAGAAAAAGCAAAGTGTTTCAACGCTGTTAATGAGTTCCCTTGTATCAAAAAGAAAGCGGATTGGTGCTTCAAATGGATTACAAATGAAGTTGATGATTTTGCTACACGATTGATTGCCTTTGCTATTGTTGAGGGCGTATTCTTTTCAGGTGCTTTTTGCTCTATCTTTTGGGTCAAGAAAAGAGGACTATTACAAGGTCTCACTTTCAGTAATGAATTGATTTCAAGGGACGAAGCATTACACACCGAGTTTGCTGTGCTTTTATATTCCAAATTAAATAATAAAGTTTCCAAAGAAAAGGTTGAACGAATATTTAAAGAAGCAGTTGAAATAGAAAAGGAGTTTATTTGTGAGGCGTTGCCGTGTCGTTTAATGGGAATGAATAGTGGAATGATGTGCGAATATATTGAGTTCGTTGCTGACCGATTATTGCTCCAATTAGGTTATAATAAAATATGGAACGCAAAACAACCTTTTTCATATATGGAAATGATTTCCGTAGAGGGTAAAACTAATTTCTTTGAAAAGCGTGTGAGCGAATATGCTTTGGCGACTAAACAGAATATCCCTGATGAAAGCGTATGGGACTTGGTTGCTGATTTTTAAACAGCGATGGCGACCTCTACCATTCTTGCCCTCCTCTACCATTTCTGCCCTGATTTCCAAAAGTGTCTATAGAAATAATGATATACTATACTTCTTAAGAGGACTTTTAAGATTTGGGGCAAAAAAGGTAGAGTTTGTTGAAAATGGTAGAGGTGATTATTTACCGCTGGTCGCTTTTATTAAATGAGAGGCAAGAGTATTTCTCATTATTACAATCATCAAGGGTTTAATATATCCCATTTTATTTGGGTCGTCAGCACTTCCGTCGTCGTGTTTAAAATGAAATCCTTTCAGCGGTTTCTTCAAGAAACGGATTTCCACATTCGGTCTCTTATACATATAATCGTGAAAGTATTTTGTATGCGTTCCTGCTGGTAAAAGAAAGACAAATGTTCCTATTGTTGCCGCCGCCTTTTCTACAAATCTGCCTATTTTACTATCAAATAAAGGGTGAATATACGCCACTTCTCCAGTCCAATCGTGGTCTAATGCCGAGTTCTCTTCTGTATAATATTTCGGTAATAAATGGTTATTATCACTCGCACAAGCATCTAAAGTAAATAGAAACTCATTAGAGAGTTGCTCCCATATATCCGTTGGGGTTCTTAAATATTTCATCTTTTTAGAACAACTAAAGGACAAAGTATTCTTTTGGATTTTTTCGCTCATTATATTATAATGGATTATATTATTTCCAGTATAATATAGATTAATCGTGTTTAATGTAGTGTTTGGAAGCAGTATCTACACTCGTCCCCATATCCTTTGCGTCTTCTGCTAATTCCTTTGCTTGGTCTCCGTATTTACTTGTTAAATAAATATTTCGCAGCATACTCACTCCCACTTTCTTACCGAATATCTTATTCAACATTCTCGTCATATCTGTTGAACTATCAATTGCTTTTCCGTCTTGGGTCATTAAAAAAGGGACAGGTTCTCCTGACTTGATTTGTTTGGAATAAGGGTGGTATTTTAAATACACTTTAATTACTTGCTGTAATTCATCAGGTATATCTTGTTTTACTTGCTGATAGGTCTTCTTGGTCTTGTAGTTGTTAAATACCCATTCCATCTTGGATAAATCAAGAAAGTTGTAATCATTACTTTCAGGCAGTTTCTTTACAACCACCATATCTGTATAATCCTTATTGCGTCTTGGAGGTTGTAAGCAATACAATCCCAATATGACTGCTTTTAAGAGTTTATCATATTCGCCTTCACTCAATTTACGCTTATTACCTATTTCATCTACTACTTCCATCAAACTATCGCATTTCTCCTTGATTGCGTCTTGGGACAACCAGTTCTCTTCCTGTTTCTCGCTCTTGGTGTTATTCGTCTTCAAATCCTTATTTATATCTACAAGTAATTCGTAGTATTTATTATACAATTTCTTATACTTGCTTTCAGGTCGGTCTTTTAAAGACGATACAATAGCGATGATATAGGTTCTCTTGGTATTGGGGTTCATTCCATCAAGTTTAGAAAGTATTTCAGGTTTCCCTAAAAAGTTTAGATTTTTAATGTCCTTTCCACCATTTAATTTGGTTAGGTTGAATGTGTATAGTTTTCTACTTGAAGTAGAAATATCGGGTTTGTATGCGAACGGGTCAAAAGAATTATCCATTATATTAATCCTTTAGATTATTTTTTCAGGTGAAAATCTGCTAAATAATCTGTATCCCTAAATAAATGTTGGACGAATATTACTTTCTTAAGTGTTCTATCGTAGTGAATATAGACCGCTTCATTATCACTAATATCTATTATTGAAATAAAATAGCAACCTTTCTTATTACACATTTATAGATATTTGGTAGATTATTTTATTTACTAAATATATAATGAGCGGTTCGTATTATACTTTAAACTCAAAATATAATCAACTCAAAAGTATTTTAGCAGGTTTGCCTATTAGTGGTTCAGGACTTACTGGTGATTTAGATGCTAATAACTACGACATACTTAATGTAGATAATATCACTCTTAATACTATTAATGGTCTTCCTCCTGCTGGTGCTGAAAATCTCCAACAAACTTTAACAATAGGTAATGATGCTGGTGGATTAGATATAACAAATCTTAACAACATTAATTTAACCACTATTAATGGTCTTCCTCCTGCTGGAGCAGAGAACTTGGAGCAAACTTTAACAATAGGAAACTCCGCTGGGACAAATGATATTAATATGAATAGTCAAGACATTCTCGCTGTGAATAATATTGATTTAGCAACTATTAATGGTGCTGCTTACCCTCCAGTTGTAGCAGACAATACATTAACAGAGGTTCTTACTGCTGGTAATGATGCTGGTGGTCTTTCTATTACAAATGTAAATGATATTGCCCTTACCACTATCAACGGAGGAGTATATCCTCCTGTTGTTGCTGATAATACATTAACAGAGGTTCTTACTGCTGGTAATGATGCTGGTGGTCTTTCTATTACAAATGTAAATGATATTGCCCTTACCACTATCAACGGAGGAGTATATCCTCCTGTTGTTGCTGATAAT